GAGCGAGATACTGAGCGGCGGGAACAGTGCAACAGAGGGTATGCCCCGCTCCCCCGGCATTGGTAGACCGGCAGAGAGCAAGGCGGAGCAGCTTGCCGCCATAGAAAACTGGCCGGAAACCAAGAAAATGCGGGCTGTTGAATACGCCATAGACCGTTGCGGGCGAGATTTGGAGAGTGAGAGCATCCGCAAACAGCTTACACAGGGGATCATGCGCAACTGTCAGGGCAAGCATAAGTATTCCCGCAACAAGATTATCGTACCGGGGATAAGTGAGCGGACATTCAGCCGCCGGAAAGAGCAATTTCTCTATGACATAGCCATATATTGTGGTTTTGCAGAGAAAGTTGGCACAAATTCCACCTAATGATGTGCTACAATAGGTACAGTGGATGATAAGGAATAGTCATCCACCCGTCTTTCCACTCAACCCGTTTCCTCCATCTTATGCGCCGCCGGTATTGGGCGCACCTTCTGGCACCGAAAGGTCATACCGGCACAAACAGCCTGTAGGGAAACCTATGGGCTGTTGTCATATGCCGTGCGCTCGTTGCACCCCACGATCCGGGGCGGGAGGTCGCACCTCCCACACGGCACCTATATATGCAGGTGTAGCTCAGTCGGTAGAGCTTTATCGCGCGAAGGGATATGCGATTGAATGCCCTTGATCGCTGGTTCGAGTCCAGCCACCTGCACAAGATGCCGGGTAGCGCCCGGACAATGTGAGACCGTTGTCGTCATGGCTCACATGGAAATGACAATGCTTGCTGAAAACTGCGCTTGTCTAGATGCGTCAAGACCGGTTTGACCTGACGGAATAGGGGCTACGACTTTTCGGAGCGTAGTTGCCGGTAGCGTGTGACAATCTAAGCGGGAAGACGACCAATATGCGGGCACATGTACCAAGGTGGCGACGCGGTCTCCAAAACCGTGTGTGGTGGGTTCAATTCCCAACTGTCCGTGCCAGATGTATGCTACCGCATTGCGGCACCACGGAAGGGTAAGACCGCTACAAGGGGCTTGCCTGTGCGCTGTATGAAAGCGGCAGGCCGAATAATTATTTGGCTGGCTCCGGCATATGAATGAAGAAACGGATGCGACCGACATACCGGCGCAGGGCTGAAAAGTTCCGTGGGATACCGGCATTGCTACACTCTGCGCGAGTGCCGAGGCGTTCAATGGATGTGGCGTGGTGGCGGCAATCGTATGATTAGGCCGCTGTGTAAGCAAATTCAAACAGAGCGCAATGCCGGAACCTGTGAAAAAGTGCGGCGCGGTGTGGCGCCGAAATAACGGTGTAACCCATGTTTGAGAGCTTCCAGAAGGCCGCATGGGAGGGGAAAGACTGTTACTGTAGCCAAGGGGTGGGGGCTGGTAGCAAAATTGATTTGAGGTGGTGACAATGGCTGCGCGTCTGACAGACCGGCAGAAAAAGAAAATACTGGCGGACTATGTGCAGACGAACAACTATTGCGCCACGGCTAAAATCAATGGCGTGTCCGCAACGACGGTTAAGAACCTTGTGCGGGCGAATGCCGACATTGTGGAAAAGTGCGAGCAAAAAAAGGAAGAGAATACCGCCGATGTGATGGAGTACATGAACGACCACAAAGACCTTGTGTGTTCGTTCATTGGCAAGGGGCTTGAAATGCTCAACGACCCCGAAAAGCTGGCGGCGGCGAATCTCAGCCAGATCACAACGGCGATGGGGACGCTGATCGACAAGTGGGCGATGATCGGCGGCAGTCCCGGCGACACGGCGAAGGAAGATGCGCTCAGTCATAGTTTAAAGGAAATGGCAAAGGAGCTTGAGAGCGATGATTAGCCCAAAGCAAGCAAAAATTCTTGCTTTTCCCTATTCCAAGTATGACGCGCTGATCTGCGACGGCGCAGTGCGTTCCGGCAAGACATCCATCATGATGTGGGCGTTTGTCCGCTGGGCGATGGAGAATTTCAGCGGTCAGCGCTTCGGCGTGTGTGGCCGCACGGTGGATAGCTGCACAAAGAACATCATAGTGCCGTTCACGGCGATGAGCCTTGCAAAGGAACGTTATCTCATCCGCTGGCGGCGCGGTGACAAGGTGATGGAAGTGCGGCGCGGAGCCGTGACGAATTACTTTGAGGTGTTCGGCGGCAAGGATGAGGCCAGCTATACGCTGATTCAAGGCCGCACGCTGGCGGGGGTGCTGCTGGACGAGGTGGTGCTGATGCCGCGTTCGTTTGTGGAACAGGCGCTTGCGCGTTGTTCCGTTGACGGTGCGCGGTTGTGGTTCTCCTGTAACCCAGGCAGTCCACATCACTGGTTCTATCAGGAGTGGATCAAGCGAAGCCGTGAGCGCAATGCACTGTATCTACACTTTGAAATGACGGACAACCCCGGCCTGAGCAAGCGCACCCTCGAACGGTACGAGAATATGTATGCCGGTATATTTTATGACCGGTATGTGCGCGGCCTGTGGGTAGCGGCAGAGGGCATCGTTTATAAGGACTTTGCCAACGATACAGAAAAGTATTTGATCGGAGACCCTTTGGAGTGGGCCAAGCAAAACGGCACCAGCTTCTCAATCATTTCAATTGGCGTTGACTTCGGTGGTACAAAGTCCGCAACGAAATTTCAAGCCACCGGGATCACAAAAGATTTCCGTGTTGTGGCATTGGAAGAAGAATACATCAAAAACGAAGAGATTGACCCGAATGCATTAAACCGGCGTTTTGCTACGTTCTGCCAGCTGATAACGTCAAAGTATGGTTACAGCCAGACACGAGCGGATAGTGCGGAAACGGTGCTAATTCGGGGGTTAGATCATACCGCACAAAAAATGCACCTCGGGACGCAGGTCAAGAATGCAATGAAACTGCAAATCACAGATAGAATTAGGCTTGTGGTGCTGCTAATGAAACAGGGGCGTTTTAAGGTTTCGCGCAACTGCCCGCATCTGATCGATGCAATGCAAACCGCGATTTATGATCCTGATAAATTTGAGGACGAGCGCTTGGATGACGGCACGTCCGACATCGACAGCTTGGATGCTTTTGAGTACAGCATTGAGCCTTATTACAAAGACCTGGAACGTGCCGGTCACATGATGGGACGGTGAAATAGTGAATATTCGGAGAGCATTAAAGGATCTCGGGTTTGACACGGTCGGCAATAAATTCTATTCCCTGATCGACCTGTGGAACGCGTGGTATAAGGGAAACGTTGAAGATTTCCACAGCTATACGGTGTGGAATGGGATTGAAGAGCTGGAGTGCCACCGGTATTCGGTGGGAATGGGAAAGAAAGTCTGCGAGGACTGGGCCAACCTCCTAATGAACGAGCGAGTCAACATCACGCTCGAAGGCAAACAGGAACAGGAATTTATCGATACTGTTTTTGCCGATAACAACTGGGAGGTCAAGGCTAACGAATCGCAGGAGCGCAAAGCGGCAGTAGGAACCGTTGCGTATGTGCCGGTGATGGAAGGCATGGGAATTAACCCAGATACGGCAGAAATCATTGACTCTGGCCGCATTCGCATCAACTACGTCAGCGCCTGGAACATCTACCCGCTTACGTGGGATAACGGCGTTATCCGCGAGTGTGCGTTCGCATCCACTCGGAAGGTCGATGACACAGAATATACTTACATCCAGGTGCACCGGCTGCGCAACGGCGAGTATGACATTGAGAACCATCTGTATGATGCGGAGGAAGTCCCGCTGGCCAGCGTGAAAGGGTTTGAGACAATTCCTCCGGTGATTCATACCGGCAGCGACAAGCCGCAGTTTGTAATTGACCGGCTGAACATTGCAAACTCTGACGAAAACAACCCGCTTGGCGTGGCTGCATTTGCCCACGCCATCGACCAGCTCAAGAGCGTTGACATCACCTATGATAGCTATGTGAACGAATTTGTGTTGGGCAAGAAGCGCATTGTGGTGCAGCCGGAGGCAACCAAGAGCATTGACGGTCGGCCAGTGTTTGATAAGCGTGAGACCGTTTATTATGTACTTCCGGAGGACAGAGGCGGCAACGGCAACATCTTGCAGCAGGTCGATATGTCGCTACGGACGGCGGAGTTTAACACCGGCATGCAAGATATGTTGAACATCCTGTCCAGCAAGTGCGGTTTTGGTGAGAACCATTACAAATTCAACCAGGGCAGCATCGCAACTGCCACGCAGGTCATCAGCGAAAACAGCACCCTGTTCCGCACGATCAAAAAACATGAAATTGTGCTTGAACAGGCAATCACAGAGTTGTGCCGGAGCTTGCTCCGCATGGGAAATCGGTACATGGGCGCATCCCTCAATGAGGACGTCCAGATCTCCATTGACTTTGACGATTCCATCATTGAGGACAAGGGTCAGGACTTTAACCGTGACGTGCAGCTTCTTAACGCTGGAATCATGAACGATTGGGAGTTCCGCATGCGGTGGATGAACGAGGACGAGGCGACCGCAAAGGCAGCGCTTCCGAAGATGCAGGTCATGACGACCGAAGAAGAAACGGAGGTGGAGTGATGGGCGGTAGAGGCGGAGCAGGTGGCGGTGTGGGGAGTGGCGGTTTGCCAAAAGTGCAGCGCCCTGTGGAGAGTTTCCCAGCACTAACTGGAACCGAAAAGCAAGTCAAGTGGGCCAATAAAATCAGAGATGAAGTTTACGATACACTCGTTGGAGAGATGTATAAAACAGAATCTGGGTTCAGGACAGAGGCACCGAACTATATCACATCGGCTAAAGACATGCAAACATGGGTAAAACAAACACGAGATGCTTTCCAAATGTCTAATAGCAGAATCTTGAAAGAAAAAGTAAATAACAGTATAGACAGTCTGCGCAAAGCGTCCGATCAGTACGGTCGCATTCGATCGTTGATTGAAAAAGAAACAAGCGCGAAATTCTGGATTGACCACAGAAGCACACACCCTGGGGACCCTGCATGGAAAGCGTTTAAGAAGAAGATAATCGGTTATTAAGATAGCATGATTAACTTTGAAAATCTGGACAAAGTCACATTCCCCGGTGTTGGGAAGTACGACATTCCGCAGATCGAGCCGGTCAAGGCGTACCCGCAGGGCGAGTTTATCCCCGTAAATTACCATTACACGGCGAAAGATACGGGAAGCAAGGTCGTGCATTTCTTCGTGGACGATTATCAATTCATTCGATACTGGAACGCACCCGACAAGTACATTCCGAAACTGTCGCAGTTTGCGGCAGTGTGTGCGCCGGACTTCTCCACATACACGGATATGCCGCTTTCGATGCAGATATACAACCATTACCGCAAGCACTGGCTGGCGGCATACTGGCAAATGCACGGCATGACGGTCTATCCAACGATCTCATGGAGCGACGAGAACAGTTACGATTGGTGCTTTGATGGTGAGCCTGTTGGTGGAATTGTTGCGGTTAGTTCAGTAGGCACACAGCAGAACAAGGAAAGCAAGCAGCTGTTTCTGCGTGGCTACGAAGAAATGATGAAACGGCTGTCGCCGGAATGGGTGATATTCTATGGCAAAGTGCCGGAGGAATGCGACTGGAATGTGATCCGCGTGAAGCCGCATTACGATGAAATTGTGAAACGGAGGAAAGCAAATGAAATATCCGTTTCAGCCGGAAATCCTTGATGCGCTGCCGGAAGAACTGGCAGAACTGTACCGTGGACTTGAGGACACGCTGCTGACGGAGATATGCTCTCGTCTAAAGCTGCGGGACGAGTTGAACGAGGTTACGGTGCAGGACATCAAGGCGCTGCGGGCGCACGGCATTGACCTCGAGGAAATCGAGAGAGCGATACGCAAGACTACGGGCATCAGTGAGCAGAAGCTCAAGAAGATACTGGACGATGT